CATGGAAGAGCAACTATGAAGAAATGGCAAAGAAAACAGTCATTAAGCAGGCTTTAAAGTATGCTCCGATAAAGACCGAGTTCCAGAGAGCACTTAGCACAGACGAGACAATCAAAAGCAGACTGAGTTCGGATATGGCAACAGAAGTTGAAAATGAGATGGCTTACGAAAATATAGAGGAAGAGTCAGCCTGATAACAGATCGGATGTTGCACTGGACTAGAAACAGATTGAAAAAAACTAAAAATGTAGCATAAATGAAAGATGAGGATAGGATTATGATGAATTATCAGGAATTTGTAGAAATGTTAATGAAAAAAATAGAAGAAGAAACAGGACTGAGAACAGAGTTTCACGAGGATGATGAAAAGATGTCACAGGATGGTATCTGGGTATATATAAGTGAAAATAAAGAGGGCATTCACTTCTTGCGCTTATTGACAAAAGAATCTTACTGTAAATGGAAACAAAAAGAGGCAACATTTCATGATTTTGTGCGGGAAGTGAAGCAGTCAGCAATAAATTTCAGAAATGCAGGAGCGCCAGATAAAATAAAACAGTTAATGTATTATGATCTTGTAAAAGAAAGACTGTTTATCCGGCTGATTAATTTTGAAAGGAACAAAGCAGAGCTGGAAGACTCCTTCTATAAAAGAATCGGAGAAATTGCAATGGTATTGTATGAAAAGATTGCCGATGAAGATGAAGGCATCGTAAGCTGTAAAGTACCATCAAAATATGTAGATGGATGGAATCTGAACAAGGAAGAGGTCTTTATGGCTGCATTGAAAAATACTGCATCAATGATGCCGCCAAGGGTATATGAATGGGTAAAAATGATTATGAATCCTGCTTATGAGGGTGAGGATATTTATGATCCTGATTATATTCCTGCTAAAGGTATAGCAAGTAACTGCCTGAGTACAAATAGAAAAACGAATGGAGCGGTTGGAATCTTTTATCCCGGCGTTGCCCGACTGTTTTGCAGTAAAATGGATACGGATGATATATATATGGTATTTACGAGTGTCCATGAGGTTATGATACATAATGCAAATAGCGTAGAACCAGAAGATCTGAAAGTAGTGCTGGAAGATATGATAAGAGAAGAGGTCCCGGAAGAAGATGTGCTTACCCATTGTGTTTATCATTATAATGTAAAAACAGACCGGATTGAGATGTTACTGTAAACAGACCGGAGTATGTATTACAGAAGCCAGAAAGAGAATCCTGACAAATAATAGAAACGGTGAGCAGTAGTTAAGGCTTGCTGGTTATCTGACAAAATTATAAAAGTATCAAAAGAAGCGAACGTTAGATATAGACCAGAAAAATCATATCTGGAATATATGCAGACGTTCGACTTTTGATACTTTTTTTGTATAGGGTTGTTTTGATACATCTTTGAATTGGAATATCTTCGGATTCATTTTATGGAGGATGAGAAAATGATTTATGGATATTGCAGAATATCTACCCCAAGACAGAATATAGAAAGACAGGTTAGGAATATCAGGACGGAATATCCGGATGCGATTATTATAAAGGAAATTTATACTGGTACGAAAATACATGAACGAAAAGAATTTGAAAAACTAATTAAAAGGCTATCAGAAGGTGATGTACTGGTATTTGATTCAGTATCCAGAATGAGCCGTACTGCACAGGAAGGGTACCGGATATATGAAGAACTGTATAATCGCGGGGTGTCACTGGTATTTCTTAAAGAACCCCATATCAATACCAGTACATATCAACAGGCAATGGATAATCAGTTTTCTGTAAAGATAAAGACTGGAGATCAGGCATCGGATGAATTGATGTCCGGAATATTAAATGCGGTTAACGGTTATATGCTTAATTTGGCTAAGAGACAGATTCAACTTGCTTTTGAACAGGCAGAAAAAGAAGTTGATGATCTTCACCAGAGAACCCGTGAAGGAATAGAGACTGCTCGCCTGAATGGAAAACAGATTGGTTTGAAATCGGGAACAAAGCTTATTACCAAAAAATCAGTAAATTCAAAGCAGCTGATACAAAAATACAGCCGGGATTTTTCGGGAACACTGACGGATATAGAATGTATCAAGCTTATTGGAATATCCAAAGGTAGCTACTACAAATACAAACGAGAACTGATATTGGAGTGTTCAGAGTAACTGCCATAATCTACATGTTATGTATTCCTTAGATGGCATGGGATAAACCAATATAAACTATAATGAACGGAATATTTCAAAACATTTCTCTAAAAATATTATGATGGAGGTACAGAATAT